AGATCGAATGCGAAAAAGCCTAGAAAACAAGTGCAAAACGAATGCGACGTGCGAGAAAGCCTATTTTTATAGGACTTCCGCCACCATGGACGCACGGATTCGACGGGTCCTTCCGGCCGAAATCGAGGAAGCCTCAGCTGGGAGCCTCCCTATTATCGCGCGTTTTTTAGCCCATCCTGACCATGGCAGTTCGAGCAGACCAGAAAAAACGCACTGACGCAGCCAAGGCCCGCTATGACGACATCAAGCGCAGGACCGGGGAACGCTCGCGCATTGTCGGTGCAGCCGGCCGCGACATCGGTTCCATACCGCCGGTCAAAGACAAGAAACGGCGCGAATCCTGCCGCAAAGATTTCCGCAAGTTCTGCGAGACGTATGGCGGCGAATCCTTCCCGCTGGCGTGGTCTGCGGACCACCTGACGGCGATAGGCAAGATTGAAGGCGCCGTGCTGCGCGGCGAGTTGTTCGCCTTCGCCATGCCCCGTGGTTCTGGCAAAAGCACGCTCTGCGAATGGGCTTGCCTGTGGGCCATGCTCTACGGGCATCGTCCGTTTGTGATGCTCATTGGCTCGGACCAGGCGATTGCCTGCCAGATGCTGGACAGCATCAAGAGCCACCTAGAGCAAAACGACTTGCTACTTGAGGACTTCCCGTCCGCAGCCTTTCCGGTGCGGGCGCTGGAAGGGATCACGGCCCGTGCTCGCGGGCAGACCTCTGCCGGTGAGCCTACGCACATTGAGTGGACCGCTGACCAGATCACGCTGCCGTGGGTTGCTAAGGCTGAATCTGCTGGAGCCTGCGTGCGGGTGGCTGGCATCACGGGCCGCATCCGTGGCATCAAGCACACCCGCCCTGACGGTAAGACGGTGCGGCCGTCACTGGTGCTGATTGACGATCCGCAGACAGACGAATCAGCCGGTAGCCCAGCCCAGTGCGCCACGCGGGAAAAGATCCTGTCCGGTGCGATCCTGGGCCTTGCCGGGCCGGGCGCGAAAATCGCCGGGCTCACGACCATCACGGTGATCCGTCCCGATGACCTGGCCGACCGTCTGCTTGACCGGTCAAAGCATCCAAGCTGGCAGGGTGAGCGGACCAAGTTGGTCTACGAATGGCCGACCGCCGAAGAACTGTGGAGCCAGTACGCAGAACTGCGGCGCGAGGGACAGCGGAACGGGACTGGGACCGCTGCGGCGGATGACTTCTACCGGTCAAACCAGACTGCGATGGACGCCGGGGCTCGGGTGGCGTGGCCGGAACGGCGGAACGCTGACGAACTCACGGCAATTCATCACGCCTGGAACCTGCGGATTGACCGTGGCGAATCGGCTTTCATGGCCGAATATCAAAATCAGCCGCTCGCGGATGACATTGCCAGCGACAAGTTGGACAAGCGGTCGTTGGCGCTACGGGCCACCAACGTGGAGCGTGGCGTGGTGCCGCTCGACCACCAGACGCTGACAGCGTTTGTGGACGTGCAGGAAAAAATCCTGTTCTGGCTAGTGGCTTCATGGAACCAGTCGTTCGGTGGTCACGTTGTGGCCTACGGCACGTACCCAGACCAGGCGTCCAGTTTCTTTGAGGCGAAGCACGCCAAGCGGACGTTGTCGCTGGCAGCGAAGGGGGCTGGGTTCGAGGCGTCCCTACACGCTGGCTTGGAGTCTGTCACGCAGCTGCTGCTGGGGCGTGATTGGAAGCGGGAAGACGGGGCCGCCATGCGGATCGGCCAACTGATGATCGACGCCAACTGGGGGCAGAGCACGTCAACCGTTCGCACATTCTGCCGCCGGTCGCCGTTCGCCGGCAGCGTGCTGCCCAGTCACGGCAAAGGCATCGGTGCATCAAGCCAGCCGATTGGCGAAAAGAAGGGGCGTGGCGACCGCATCGGCATCAACTGGAAAGTTGGGCAAATATCCGAAGGGCAGCGGTCCTGCCTCTATGACACCAACTTTTGGAAAACATTCTGCGCCGCCCGCCTGCGGTTGCAGCTAGGCGATCCCGAAGCGATTGCGTTTCATGCCGGTGAACACGAATTGCTGTTTGAGCATCTGACCGCTGAATACCCAGTGCGGACAGAGGCGCGCGGGCGAGTCGTGGACGAATGGAAGATGGCGGGCCGCGACAACCACTGGCTCGACTGCCTAGTTGGTGCCGCTGTGTCTGCGTCGATTGCAGGCGTGCAGCCCGTGGCTACCGAGGCTGGCGGCAGGCGGCGCAAGAAGGTTGAGATTCCTGCCAGCGGTTCCGGCAAGCGAGTAATCACGCTGAAGCGTCTTGGCACGTAGCCACACCCCCTGCCGGTGAGCCTTGCCGTTCGTCTACCGTCGCCGGTATGAGCGACGAACTGCGCGACAAGATTTCCGAAACGGCCCAAGGCCCGAAGCGCGTCCGCACCGATGCGGGCGAAGTCGAGGCGCAATCCTTGGCCGACATGATCGAAGCCGACAAGTACTTGTCTGGCAAGTCGGCTGCGACATCGTCAGCAACGAACACGCGGCGTGGCCTGCGGTTCAACAAGCTGGTTCCACCAGGGACGATCTGAATGGGCCTGTTCGGCAACCTCTGGGCAAAGTCGAAGCCGGCAGCGCAGCCGATGCCCGTGCGTGTCCGTGCAAAGTTCGACGCTGCCGAGAAGGGCGACGACTATCGGCACTGGGCTGCGGCTGACGCATTTGCTGCGGACGCTGCCCTGTCGCCAAACGTCAGGCGGACGCTGCGGAACCGCGCCCGTTACGAGCGGCAAAACAACTCTTGGTTGGCGGGCATTTCCGGCAGTGTGGCGGCCAGTCTGATCGGCACCGGCCCGCGCCTGCAGTTGGATACCGGCGATGCCGAAAGCGATCGGGCCATAGAGCGTGCGTTCTACGACTGGTCGTGGTCAATCGACCTGCCGGCCAAACTGCGGACGATGCGCGAGGCGCTGGTGGTCGATGGCGAAGCGTTCGCGCTGATGATTTCCAATCCTCGCCTGCCGGGCGTGCAACTCGACGTTCGTCTTGTCGAAGCGGAAATGGTCGCCACGCCGACTGAGTTGATGTCGCAGACGATCACGCCCGAAGGCAACATCGTTGACGGCATGGAATTCGACGCGATTGGAAACGTCATCGCCTACCAAGTGCTGAACTTTCATCCCGGCAGCAACTACCGCGTCAACAACCTGCAGTTCCAGCGTGTGCCGGCCAATCAGATGGTGCATTGGTTCCGCGCCCAACGGCCTGGCCAACACCGTGGCGTACCGGAGGTGGCCCCTGCCCTGCGGCTGTTCGGTCAGCTGCGGCGCTACACCGATGCCGTGCTGGCGGCTGCCGAGACTGCCGCCGATTTCGCTGCGTTCCTGCACAGCAATTCGCCTGCGGCGGAAGTGGACGAAGTCACTGCGTTTGCTGAAATGCCCATCGAAAAGCGCAGCATGGTCACGCTGCCGGAAGGCTGGGACATCTCGCAGCTGCGTGCGGAACAGCCGACGACGCAATACCCGGCGTTCGTCAAGCAGATTTTGAACGAGATCGCCCGCTGCCTGCAGATCCCGTTCAACGTCGCGGCGCTCAACTCGAGCGAATACAACTACGCATCTTCTCGCATGGACTGGCAGATTGCCGGGATGCACGAGCGCGTGGACCGCGACCAGCTAGAGCGTGTCCTGCTTGACCGTCTGCTTGCGGCGTGGGTCAACGAAGCCAGCCTTGCCGGCGTGCTGCCCGGCGCGTTGCCGCCGTTCTCCGAATGGAACTGGTCGTGGCAGTGGGATGGCAAGGATCACGTCGATCCTGCCAAGGAAGCCACTGCGTCTGAAACGCGGCTGCGCACGCACACCACCACGCTGGCGGCTGAATACGCCAAGCAAGGCAAGCAGTGGGATCAAGAACTGCGGCAACGTGCGGCGGAAGTCGCGCTGATGCAGGAACTTGGCTTGTTCGTGGACTTCACGCCCGAAACGAACTACGGCGGCACGCTGGACGAAAACGGTAGGCCGCAGGGGGCCGACGCATGACTTGGGTTGGCGATCACGATGCGGACGACATCGACACCGTCTGGGAGTTTGGCTGAATGAACAAAATCTCTTTGGATACTCGCGTGACGTTCCTGACGGCCGCTGATGGCGATGCTGCCGCAGCGCCAAAGCGGTTTTCGATCGAAGCCTATACGGGTTCGCAGATCCGTCAGGGCTGGAGCCGTGAGCCTGTCGTGATCGATCTGGCCGGAATGTCGTTCAAGCAGAAACTGCCGATCGTCTTGGGTCACGACTACAACCTTGGTTCCATCCTTGGGCAGACCGACAGTGTGCGGGTGGAAGCCGGCAAATTGATCGTTGAAGGCGAGATATTGGCCGACAGCGATACGGCCCGCCAGGTGCTGGCGCTGGCAGAGCGTGGATATCAGTGGCAGGCCAGCGTGGGCGCCGATGTGCGCCGCCATCAAAAAGTGGACGCCGAAGCCGCCACGACCGTCAACGGGCAGACCCATCTGGGTCCGGTCCGAATCGTCAAAGCCTCCAGTCTCCGTGAGGTTTCTTTTGTCACCCTTGGCGCTGACGCGGAGACAAGCGTCGCCATCGCGGCGGAAGCCGACGAGGAGATCACCATGGCGGATAACGCCAACCAGACGCCTGCCGAGGAGCCCGTTGTGGCTGCTGCGGTGGAAGCCACGGCGAGCGCCGCCGTGGAGGCCCCCAAGGTCGAAGCCAGCGAGACCAACGGACTCAAGGCCCAGATCGAAATCCTTACCCAGAAAGTTGAAGCCATGCAGCAGTTGAACGCGACCCGTGACGAGCGCCCGGTTCCGCCGGCCGTCCACGTTGCGACGAAGACCGCCCCCACGGCGGAAGTGATTGAGGCGTCCTTTGCCCTTCAGGGCGGGCTGCCCAACGTCGAGAAGGCGTACAGCGCGCAGACGCTCGAGGCCGCTGCCCGCGTGCAGCGGAGCACGACGCTGGGTGAGGTGCTTCTGTCGGCCGCTGAGTCCAACGGTTATGACGGCCCGCGCCGCCTGACCGCTTCGACGCTGCGTCCGATTCTGGCGGCTGCGTGGGCTACCCACTCGATCGCCGGTATCCTGTCCAGCACCGTCAACAAGTTCCTCCTTGCCGGCTTCGACGGCGTGGAGTCTTCGTGGCGGTCGATTTCGGCGGTGCGCTCGGTCAACGACTTTAAGAGCGTGACCAGCTACCGGCTGAACGGCGGCTTCAAGTTCCAGCAAGTCGCCAACGGCGGCGAACTCAAGAACGCTGCCGCTTCTGACGAGTCGCGGACGATCAGTGCCGACACCTACGGCATTATGACGAGCGTGACCCGTACGGACCTCATCAACGACGACCTCGGCGCCCTGACCGCTGTTCCGCAGCGGATCGGCCGTGGCGGTGCGTTGAAGCTCAACGACGTGTTCTGGGCTGCGTTCCTTGACGATTCGTCCTTCTTCACCACGGCCCGTGGCAACAAGAAGACGAGCGCCACGGCGCTGTCGATCGCCGGTCTGAAGGAAGCGGTCGGCCTGTTCCGCAAGTTGACCGATCCCGATGGCAACCCCATCGCGGTTCGTCCCAGCGTGCTGGTGGTTCCGCCGGAACTGGAGATCACCGCGGCCGAGATCATGGGTTCTGCTCTGATCCAGAGCGGTGCCACTGGCGGCCAGCCGTCTGCGAACGTGTTCGCGGGTCGGTATCAGGTGGTCGGCTCGGCCTACCTGACGAACGCGGCCGACTACTACCTGCTTGCCTCGCCGGCTGACCTGCCGGTGATGGAAGTGGCGTTCCTTAACGGCGTGCAAAGCCCGATCGTGGAGACGGCGGAAGCCGACTTCAACACGCTCGGCGTGCAGATGCGGGGTTACTTCGACTTTGGCGTGGCCAAGGCCGAGTACCTCGGCGGCGTGAAGATGGACGTGTAGTCCACAGAGATCAACCGGAGTTGCCGGGCGGGAGCCCAAGCCCGCCCGGCAACCTGACTATCCACAAACACTTTTTTCCTGCGAGGTTTTCTAATGGCTTCTTATGTTGCTGACGGTTGCCTGCTTGACCACACGCCGGCCGCTGCTGTTGCGGTTGGTGACGTGGTCGTGATCGGCGCGATGGTCGCGGTTGCTCCGCGCCCGATCGCCGCTGGAGCGCTTGGCGCTCTGGCTGTTGATGGCGTGTTCGAGATGCCGTGTGCGACCGGTGCTACCGGCGCGCAGGGTTCGGCCATCAACTGGTATGCGACCAGCGGCGTTGCCCACGCTTCGACCGGCGTTGCCGCCGGCAAGCTGGCGAAGGCCCGCGCGGCTGGCGACACCAGCGTGCACGTGCTGATCAACCGCTAGTTTCGATCCCACGCAAGCCCCCGCAGCCGCTGCGCTCGCCGCGCGGCTCGGGGGCTCTTGCGCAGTGAGGTGATACGTGTCCGACCTTCTCCAGACCGGTGCGGCGTGGCTAGCCAATCGGCTGGCGGATTCTGCGGCCAGCCTCTGCACCTACCACCGGGGAAACAGTTTTGCCCAGGTGCGTGCCACCGTCGGCAGTTCGACGTTTGAGGCGGCATCGCAATCCGGCGTCGTTGAAATCTGGCAGTCTCGGGACTTCATCGTTAAGGCATCCGAATTGCCGTTTGGCGAACCGCTGCGGCACGACACGATCGTTGAGACGATTGGCGGCGTTGACCTGACGTATGAAGTGACGAGCCCTTCGGGGATGCCGGTGTTCCGGTATGCCGACCCGTTCCGCAATTGCGTGCGGGTCCACACGATCGCCACCGACAAGAGTTCCGCGGCGCTGCCCACGCTCAAGCAACGCTACTGGGGCGTTTCGGCTTTGGCGACCGTGACCGACCAGCAGATCGTTGCACTGTTTTCGAGCGACTTGGCTGGCGCCAACGGGCAGACTCGAACGCTCACGCCTGCTAGCCAGCACATCTATTTCGTTCTGCCGGCGTCGTTCGGCGCTGCGTCGTTCACAGTCAACGGGCTGTACACCTCTGCGTGGGAATCCACCACTAGATCAATCACGTTCCCGTCGCAGGCGGCCGCAAGCTACACGATCTACCGTTCGACCTATGCCATCACGGGCAATGCGAAGGTGGTGGTGTCGTGAGCGAGATAAAAGGCACAAATGTCATCGGGCCGGTGGTGCCGTTTGACACGACGGACACGCACGCCAGCCATTTGGCGAAGTATGGCCAGGGCGGATACCGCACCGCGGCTGACACAGCTGAACGGGATGCGATCCCTGCCGCTAGGCGAGAAGCCGGGATGCTCGTCTATGTCACGGCAGCGAACACAATCTACAAGCTAGGCGTAGACCTGACGACGTGGGACGAGTTTGGCGGCCCAACTGGGCCAACGGGCTCGGTTGGTCAGCAAGGTGCAACAGGGGCCGCTGGTGTGGTTAGCGTTGCGGCTCCGCTCGTCAACAGCGGGACAAGCACAGCTGCATCACTGAGTCTTGACTACGGCACGGGCTTTGGTGTGATCGATGGCAAGCTGATTCTGTTCGGCGTGCCGCAGTCCAGTATTTCGGGTTTGACGGATGCGCTGACGGCAAAAGCGGCTGTTGGTCATACGCACGCACTTAGCGCGCTGACGCAGTCCAGCGCAACGACCGGCCAAGTGGCAGCATGGAACGGAACGGCATGGGCGCCGGCGGCACCGTCTTCCGGCGCAACCGGACCCACGGGAAGCGCTGGCGCTGCCTCGACAGTCACGGGACCGACAGGCCCTTCGGGCGCCACCGGTGCGGCCTCTAACGTAACCGGGCCTACGGGCGCAACTGGCGCGGCGGGCGCTGCATCCACTGTTACTGGGCCAACCGGCGCGACTGGTTCGGTTGGTGACGCTTCGACGGTGACGGGTCCAACGGGAGCGACAGGCCCAGCGTCCACCGTGACGGGGCCGACGGGCAGCCCAGGTTCCGCTGGCGGTCAAGGCGTGACGGGGCCTACGGGTCCAGCCGGAAGCGGTGATGGCGGCGGGTCATCGTCGGCCTCGGACCTGACGACCGGCACACTCGCAGATGCCCTGCTCTCCGACAAAGCACGCGCCGCCGCAAACATCTACCTCTGGAGCAACTTCCGATAATGGCAACGAACCCATCATTCGCCGCTACGCCGCGCATCGCGTCCGTCAACATCGCGACCGCGAACACGAACCGCGACGGCTCTGGCACAGTTGCCACGCTCATCACGGGAGTGGCGGCCGGGACTCGCGTGAGCGAGATCGTCATCAAGGCTCGCGTCACAACGACTGCTGGACAGGTGCGCGTGTTTTTGTACGACGGGACAACATTCTTCCTGTTCGATGAAATCGCGGTCGCAGCGGCAACCGTGTCCGCGAGCGTGCAGGGTGTTCGGCAAAGCGTCAGCTACAACAATCTGATTCTTCCATCCTCGTCGTGGTCGGTGCGAGTCAGTACGCACAACGCAGAATCAATTGACGTAACCGCTCTCGGGGCCGACTTGTGAATACCGGCATTTATGGCCTCGGCGCGGCGACGGCGGCGGGTGGCCCGTTCGGCCTGAACGGCGTTCCGGCACCGGCGACGGTTCGCGTCCTCGTATTGGCCGGTGGTGGCGGCGGGCAGACTTCCTCTGGAGCCGGTGGAGGAGGGGCAGGCGCGGGCGGGATGCTGGAGCAGTTCGTAAACGTCACACTTGGCACCGCGATAGCCGTCTCGGTCGGCGGCGGGGGCGCGGCGGCGTCTCGTGGCTCAAACAGTTTTTTCGGCGGCGTGATCTGTATCGGCGGCGGTGGTGGCGCAAGCAACCTCATCTCCGCTGCTGGAGGCTCTGGGGCAGGAGGCACCACGACGACGGCGGCGGGGCCGATTGCCAGCCAGCAAGGCAACACGGGCGGCGCGGTCCAAGGCGGCGCGCGTGGCGGCGGCGGTGGCGGTGCTGGTGGGAACGGCAGCGCTGGGTCCGCGACTGGAGGTGGTGCCGGCGGGGCGGGCCGCGAGACATCAATCACGGGGGCTTCGCAGACACTGGCAGGCGGCGGCGGCGGCGGGCCGGCGTCAACTCAATCCACTGTCTCTGCTGGCGGGTCTGGTGGCGGCGGCGTAGGCGCGAGCAATGCGACCGTAGCAGGAGCGGGGCTGGCTGGCACCGGCGGCGGCGGCGGCGGCGGGTGCAACGTAGCGGGATTCACTGTCGGCGGTCAGGGCGGATCGGGCCTCATCGTGCTGCGCTACTCGTCGCTCCTGCAAGTCCGAATCGGCTCGGGACTCACCTACTCAATCGCGAGTGCGGGCGGCGATCAAATCGTCACGATCACGGCCGGCACCGACACGATCTCTTGGAGTTGAGCAAATGGCGCACTATGCCTTCGTGGATGAAAACAGTGTCGTGGTGGAGGTGATCGTCGGCAACGACGAAGGCGAAGGCACCGACTGGGAAGCGTACTACGCTGCTGTTCGCGGCCTGGCCTGTAAGCGAACGAGCTACAGCGCGAGAAACGGAATTAGCACGCGCACAGGCGGGCCGGGCTACAGAGGAAACTATGCGGGCATCGGCTACCGATTCGATCCGACAATCGGTCCAGACGGTGCGTTCCTTCCACCAGAGACACAGCCGGATCTCAATACCAACGTCTAGGATTCATCCATGCCTTTCTATTCGCTGCCAACTGGTGGATCGCCTGTTCTCGCCGGCAACGGTGCGCCGACGGGCGGCATCGGAAACGTTGGTGACATCTACCTAGACAAGACAAACAAAGGGCTTTACGGTCCAAAGGACGCCGTCACTGGATGGGGCAGCCCTGTAGACGTTTCTTCCGGCCCTACCGGCAGCACGGGCAGCACTGGGCCAGCATCAACGGTAACCGGCCCGTCTGGCCCGCAGGGCAGCACAGGTGCCACGGGCAGCACGGGGGCTGCATCGACGGTAACCGGCCCGCAGGGCAGCACGGGACCGACAGGACCGGCGTCCGCAGTGACCGGCCCGCAGGGCAGCACAGGACCAACGGGCAGATCCGTGACCGGCGCCACGGGCAGGCAGGGACCGACCGGCCCGGCAGTGACCGGCCCTACGGGCGGATTCGGTCTTCCTCAAGCAATCAACGCACAGACCACAGGTTACACGCTGGCGTTTGCCGACGCCGGAAGTCTGGTGACCGTAGACGTTGCCACCGGTCCCGTCGAAGTCATCGTGCCGGCATCTGCTGACGTTGATTTTCCGACCGGCACGCACGTTGACATCGCGCGGCTCGGTACAGGCGCCGTGCAGGTAACTGGTGCAACTGGCGTGACCGTCAACGCCACGCCTGGCACAAAGCTGCGCGATCAGTATTCCGCAGGGACGGTGATCCTCTATGCAGCTGACACGTGGCTGCTGGTTGGAGACGTTGACGCATGAGAGGCAAGGCCGGTCTGTTCAGCCGGTTTGTCGTTCCTGCCGTGATCGCGTTTGACGGTAGCGATGGCGATGCCATCAACGTCGGTGGCGGCACTCGCAGCGGCACCGTTACGTACACCGGCGCCGGCCACACCACTTCGCGCGTTTTCAAGCTTGCTGGCACCAGCGGTGGCGCAACGTTTGATTCGTCAGGCACCGGCCCGCTTGTCGTGACGCAGGCGTTCACCTACACGACAGGTGCCAAAACGCTGACGATGACAGGCTCGAACACAGGCGCCAACTCGGTGGGCGTAATCGCAAACGCCGGAGGCCAGCCAATTTCTGTGGTGAAGTCGGGAGCCGGAACGTGGCAATTCTCCGCAACCAGTTCTTACGCAGGACAGACAACGATTCTTTCCGGCACGGCCTTGGCTGCAGACGATGCGCCGTCCGATGGGAATGGCGTATTTGGGTACTCGTCTAGCGGCGGCCTTGGTTCTGGCTCTGCTGTCACGGTCCTGGGAGACGACGCCGCAGACTCATCTGGGTCTGCATCGCTGCTGTTGGATCAAGGCGCGCTGTTCGGCCGCTTGGTAACTATCCCCGCGCTCGGCACGGGTGGCGTGCAGACGGTCATCGTGGGCGGCGCAAACACATCTGGCACGACACGGTTTCAGTCTGCCATGACGTTCTATGTGAACAGGGACGTTGTCCTGCGGGCTGCAACTGGCGGCACGTGCGAGTTTGCCAATGGCTGGCTCGGTGGCGTTCCTGGCGACGTGGGTGGCGTTGCCGCTTCAATTACGGTGGGCAGTTCTGGAAACACTGGCACCGTGTTGGTGTCAGGCAACCTCTCCACGTCTGGTGTTATCACGCTGGCTTATGGAACCTTGAAGGTTACCGGCACAATCGCCAGCACGGATGAAATCGTTGTTGATGGGACGGGTGCTGTTCTGGTCTACAACGGGGCTGCGGAACTGTTGTCGTCATTGACGCTGACGCAAGGCACGTTGTCCGGTTCCAGCGAAATCGCAACGGCCGTAACGGCTGGAGCGAATGCCACGCTTTCACCCGGCGATCCTGTCGGGTCGCAAGCGTTTTCAGCCGGCCTAACGCTTGCCAGTGGCGGCACCTATCGCTGGCAAATCAACAACTGGACGGGTTCTGCTGGCAGCGGCTTTGCCCAGCTGGTTGTGTCAGGCGATGACCTGTCGATCACGGCCACCAGCGGCAGCACGTTCACGATCAAACTGGTTGGGCTGACTTCCGGCAACGTCTCCGGTGCCGTTCCCAACTTTGACAACACAACATCGAAGTCGTTCACGATTGCCACGGCCGGTACGCTGGCAGGGTTCGCATCCAACAAGTTCACGATCGACGCCAGCGAGTTCACGAACAACAACGATTTGGATGGCGGCACGTGGACGCTGTCCGACTCTGGCGATGACATCGTTTTGACCTTCACGCCATGATCCAGCACCTAGCGGCATTGAGCGTCCACGCCTTCTACGCAGGCGAATTGGACGCTGGCCGCCGGTCATGCGAACGGCTGCTGTCTCTGCCCGGTCTGCCGCAGGAAATGGAAATGCAGACTAGGGTGAACCGCACGTTTTACACGCAGCCGCTGGAGGAACTGGCTGGGTGCCGTTTCGTTCGGCTTGACGTTGAGCCGGCGCAGCCCGGCTGGTCTTGCTTCAATCCGACGATTGCAGACTGCGGCGGCCTGGTCGCAGTGGTCCGCTCGAGCAACTACCGGATCGTGGATGGCAGATACGTGATGCCGCCGGAAGACGGCGACACAATCCGCACGCAGAATCTTCTGGTTCGCCTGCGGCCCGATTTGACCGTGGCCGACTGTCGGCCGATAGCCGGGCCGGAGTACCACCGGACCGAGTATCCGGTTGAGGGGCTCGAGGACTGCCGGCTGCGGCAGACCCAAGCGGGTATAGGTGTTTCCGCCACGGTCCGCGATGCGGCGCCGCTCAACGGCGACTGCCGGATTGGGATTGCCGATCTGGACGTTGACCGTGCCGAGTTCACAGGCCTGCGAATGCTGGACTGCCTGTCGCTGCAGCAGCATGAAAAAAACTGGATGCCGCTACAGGGATGCGATGGTTGGGTCTACGCCGTCAGCCACGCCGGCCACACGGTCACGGTGGACGCTGACCCGTCGCTGCGTGGTGCGTATCTGATGCACCGCCGGTCGCCGGCGCCGCAGATTGGCAGCCAGTTCCGTGGTGGCTCGCAGTTGGTGCAATTCCGTGGCGGATGGCTCGGGCTGATACACGAAGTGGCGCACGGCGGCCACAGGGTCTACGAACACCGCTGGGTATGGCTGGACAATTCGCTAACGCTCAAGCGGTGGTCGCTGCCGTTCGCGTTTCGCGAACTGCGAACAATTGAGTTCGCCGCTGGTCTTGCGATCACCGGCAGCAGCGTAGTGGCGTCGTTTGGCGTGCGAGACGCCGAAGCGTGGCTTGTGGACCTCGATGCGGGTTCCGTTGAAGGGATGCTTGCGGATGCTGCACCAGCAGATCGCTGACGCACTGGCGAGGGCATGGATGCCAAATGACTGGTTTGCGCTGGACGCACGGTCGCTGCGGCACTACCAGCACAAGGCTGACGCCGTTGCAGCGATCCAGCCTAAGACCGGCATTGAGATCGGAACCCGCTGCGGGTACTCGCTGCTGGCGTTCCACGTGGCCAGCCCTGGCACGCGATGGCTGTGCGTGGACGGCTGGCTAGACGCTGATTCGCCGCAGTGCATGGACCACTGGCAGCGGATCGTGGCGGAATGGCGGATCAATGCCCAGCTGCTGCGGGCCGACACTCGAGGTGTAACGGAGTTGCCGCCTGCGGACTTCGCGCACGTGGACGGCGATCATTCCTACGCCGGCGCCCTGGCGGATCTGCACTTGGTCGCTGACGTTCCGGCGATCCTGGCGGATGATTGCGACAACGCCAGCGTGCGCCGGGCCGTCGAAGACTTCTGCGCTAGCAGGAACAGGCGGGCCACGTTCACCGACGATGGCCTGCGGCAATCGGCACTGATCCTATGAGTCTGAAAATTGGCGTTTACGCGCTGGCACGCAACGAAGAAAAGCACGTCTTTGACTGGTCGCATTCGTGTGACGAAGCCGACGTGCGTGTTGTCACCGACACGGGATCGACTGATTCCACAGTTGATCGGCTGCGGCAGTCAGGCGTGACGGTTGCCACAGGGAACGTCGTGCCGTGGCGCTGGGACGATGCCCACAACCTTTCGCTCTACCACCTGCCGTCCGACGTAGATGTGTGCCTCCGCTTGGACCTAGACGAACGCTTGTCGCCCGGCTGGCGGGAAGTAATTGAACGCGAGTGGACGGACGGCACCAATCAACTTTTCTACAAATACGTTTGGTCATGGGCTTCCGATGGCACGGAAGACTTGGTGTTCATTGCGGACCGCATCCACTCGCGGCACGGGTTTCGCTGGTCGGCACCAACGCACGAAGGGCTGATCTGCTGGCATGGCGAGAAACGGTCAAAGCTGACCACGGATCTGCAGATTTTCCACTTTCGAGACAAGGGGAAAAAGCACACCACCGACCTAGAGTTGTTGCGAATCGCCGTGCGCGAGGCTCCGCACGACGCACGGGCGCAGTGGTATCTAGCACGCGAAATGGACTACGCCGGGATGCCAGAGGCACGGGAAGCCTTTGAGCGGTATTTGCAGATGGACGGCGGCATAGCGACAGAACGCGCATTCGCCTGCCGCATCTTGTGGAAGCTGACCGGCGATCCGTCCTGGTTGGTGCGGGCGACTGCGGAAGCGCCAGACGAGCCAGAAGCGTGGGAGCGGCTGGCGTTCCTCGCCTATCGCCAACGGGACTGGGGCAAGGTCGTGGCACTGGCCCGCAATGCCGTTGAGCGGCAGAACATCGGCACGCATTGCAGCGATCCACAGTCGCGCACCAAAGCGATGGACCTGCTGGCAGTCGCTCTGTGGGAACTTGGGAGGCGTCCAGAGGCACTGACGTTCGCCCGGCAGGCTCTGGCAAGATGTCCGAAAGACGCCCGCCTGCGCTCAAACGTGGCGGCCATGGAACAGACGCTAGGAGGCGCGGCGTGAGTAGTTATCTGCGGCAGATTGCCGACGCGCTAGCCACTAGCCTGGATGGCGTCACGTGGGCGATTCAGTCCACGACCGTGGAACGAAAGAACTGGGTCAGCATCGACGTGGAGTCGATGGCCAATCCGGTGGTCTACGTCACGCCTGGGTCCGCTGACGTGACCCGCATCGGACGCCGGCAGACGCAGGTGGACTATGACGTGCAGGTGTTCGTTGGCAGACACGTCACGACCGATCAAGACGTTGACGGGATGCTCGATCTGGCAAACGACATCTTCCGCCAGGTGAAGGCCCACCAGTTTGATGATATCGAGGACTGGCCAGAGGGCGTAACGAGCCCGCAGACGGTCACGATCGACCTAAACCCTGACGATGCGTTGAGTGAGCGAAACGTCTGGCGGGCGGCGATTGTTGCCACCTATCGCGTCCTTGAAAGCGACGACCTGCCGGAGTGAACGCACATGCGTGCTAGCCGTGCATGGATTAGACCTGGCCAGATTGGCGGCAACCGCCGGTCACGGTCTGCCGCCACTGATCTGAAGTTGGCGTTGAACTTCAAGATCAAAAGCGGGTTTTTCGACCGCGCCCATGTTCGCCGGATGCTGGATGCCACTAACCAGACGTGTCTGATAAAGGCCGGGCTGAATATCAAAGAGGCTGCAAAGAAGGGCATTGGCCAAAAGCCACCAGCGAAAACAAAGGCTGGCAAGCGCGCGGTCAATTCCGGGGCCATCGTTGAGTTTGTCGGTGGCCTATACAAAGATTTGACGATGGTGAACAGCGGGAAGCCGCGGTCTGCCGGCAGTCCAATCAAATCGTGGGGGCCGAAGCGGTTCACCTACGCAGACATAAAGGACTATTTCGACACCAGCCGCAAGACGGCAGTGATCGGGGCCGCCAAGGCGCCGTGGCTCAACAAGCTGCATGAGTTTGGCGGAACGCTGCGGCTGCGTGCGTGGCGCACTGGCGTTGGCGCCGCACGAAATGCTTATCTGCGAAGGTCTGCCGGTCGAAGCGGGGCCGGGCGCGATGCGTCAGGAAGATTCACGAAAGGCACAAGCCTCGGCCCGCAACGGAATCAGTTTGACTACGGGCTGCTTGTCTGGACCAACAAAAAGCCACGGCATTCCCGCAACTGGGAAGCCACCACGATTGTGAAGACGGCCCGCTATCCGGCCCGCCCGTTCATGCAGGGCGCTCGGCTTGTGCAAAAGGCCGTTGCCAAAGCGAACGAAAAGTGGCGGAACGCTCTGCGGAAAACAGGCTAGCCACACCCCCTACGCCGCTTTGCTGTGCTGGCCCTAATCTGCAAGCACACCCGACCAAGGAGCACACAAGCCAATGGCCATTACTCTCGGCAAGGACGTGACAATCGCTGGCGTCTCAAACGCTCGGTCTTGCACCGTCACGTCCAGCGCATCGGAAGTGGACGTTACCAAGCTTGGCGATTCGTCGCGCAAGTACCGCAAGGCGCTGATCGAGCAGACGATTGAGGTTGAATGCGTTGACGATCCCGGCGTCGAGGCTGGCGACGTGTTCACGATCACTGGCACCGAGACGGGAAACGCAGACTACATCTGCACAAGCGTTGCCCAGTCAGAGCCGCTTGACGGCATTGTGACGTACACGGTTTCCGGCTCTCGCACCGTTGCCGACTGACAAGCACACACACACGCACCCACACACTAAGGACAGCACATGGCCATCACTCTCGGCAAGGACCAGACAGCGCCTCCGGTTGGCACGAACATCATTTCTGCCACCTACACCGAGGAATGCGAAACGATCGACATCAGCAACCGAGACAACATCGGCGGCAGCGCCGGGGACCCGGGCTACAAGATGTCCACGGCAGGGTTCACCACGAAGACGTGGGAGATTGAGTGCCACGACGCGACCAGTTTGATTGCTGACCTTCAGGCAAACGCCAGTAGCGGTTGGAAGGTCATGAGCGTCACGGAGAACATCGGAGTTGACGGCGCCGTGACGTTTTCGGTGACTGCCAAGGAGTTCTGATCCTTGGCCATCACGCTCGGCAAAGACTGCACCGTTTCAGTTGGCAGCAACATTGTCAGCGCTCGCAGTGTGACGTTTACGGAGTCAGCGCGGACCATTGAAATAAACGAGTTTGGGTCGCGGTACTCGTCCGTCTATTCGACGGGCTTTGACGCATCTGTGTCCGTGGAACTAAACGACTCTGCGGATGCAACCGACTTGTTTGCGACGTTGGAAGACGGCGACGAAATCACGGTTTCCGGCGGCGCTGGCGGCTGGTCGTTTCCTGCTGTCGTCACGGGCATTTCAGAGACTTGCCCGGTAGACGGCGTGGCGACGTTCACGATTGAAGCGCGAATGACAAAAAGCGGGCTGCGATAACTAGCTAGTGGAGGCTTTGTGCGCGAGTTCAAGGACGATGAAGGCCGGCCGTGGCGGTTGGCGTTGACGGTCGCTTCGGCGCTGCGTGTTCGTGACATGGTCACGGTTGACGTGGCCGACGATGACACAGGCGAACGGAAGCAAGTGCCGTTTGATCTGGTGGACGCCGGGTCAATTGCGCAGACGTTCCAAGTGCTTCGCAGCCAGTTCGCCAAACTGGGCGAAATCCTTTACGCCATGCTGGTGAAGCAGGTAGAGGAACGGAAACTCTCCAAGGAAGAATTCTTGGACGGGCTGCGTGGCGATTCTCTTGAGTCGGCTTCGCGTGCCTTGGAGGCCGAGCTTGTCGATTTTTTCCCGCAGCGCCTCCGCAAGATGGTCGGGCTTCTCGGCAGCAAGATGGACGAAGTGCAAACCGAAATGCTCGGTCGGGCGGAGGCGCAGATGGCGGGCGTGACAGTGGAGACGCTGACGAACGCAGCATCTGGGATGCCGTCTGGGAAGCCGCTGGAATCATCGGAGTCCATCCAGGCAGGTGGACCCTCCGACAACTCATCGCAGCTAGAAACGGCCGCCTAGAGAACGATTGGTGGCACACCGCCAACCTGCTGGCCCAGCAAGTCAACCTGCACAAAGACAAGCACGCACCGAAAGCCGATCCCCGAAAGTTCAACCCGTTCGCAAAGAAGCCAAAGGCGCGCGAGGCATCGCCCGAAGAACTGAAACGGCTGTTCGGTAAAGACTGGCAGAAATACGTATGAGTTCTTCCAAGGTACGTGCTGGCCAGGTTTACGTTGAGATCGGGGCAGATCCCAGAAAGTTCTTTGCCGCGCTCGGCAAATTGAATAAGGCTGTCGGCACAATGGGCCGCAGCCTGTCGATGTCGGGCGCTGCACTCACTGGCATCGGCGCCGGCATGGCGGCGCCAATCGTTGCGGCAGTTGCCGCCGGTGCTCGGTTTGAAGATCGCCTGCTTGCCATCAAGGCGTCCACCGGTGCAACGCAAGGCGAACTGGATCGGGTCAAGTCGGCAGCAATGGGGATGTCGGAGGCGCTAGGCGTCGGGCCGACTGAGGCCGCAGCCGGAATGCTCGAACTGCTCAAGGCAGGCATGAGCCTTGACGCCGTGCTAGGTGGTGCTGGCAAGGCCGCACTAGAGTTCGCCAAGGTTGGCGAAATGGACGTTGGTCAGGCGGCCGTTGTGATGTCGGACGCCATGAACGTCTTTGGCATCAGTGGCGAAAAGGCCGCTAATACGCTTTCGTCTGCGGCTGACGCATCCAGCACGTCTATCGCGCAGATGTCTGAAGCGTTCTCAATGTCGTCTGCCGTGGCGGCGCTGGCGAACCAGTCGATCGACGATCTGTCGGCGGCTCTTGCCATCCTTGCCAACAACGGCGTTAAGGGCAGCGACGCCGGCACTAGCGTCAAGACGATGCTGATGCGATTGATGGCGCCAGCAGACGAAGCAATCGGCGCGTTTGCGCAACTCGGCCTGTCTGTCGATGCGTTCCGTGGCGCTGACGGCAAGATGAAGCCAATGGTCGAGATTATCCGCACGCTCAACGGGGCGCTGGCGGGAATGGACCAGGCGGCGAAGGATGACATTTTCCGCCGCATCTTCGGCGCTGACGCCATTCGTGCGGCTTCGATCTTGACGAGCGCCGGCGCGGAAGGCTTCGCCAACATGCAGGCAAGCATGGCGTCTGCGCTGCCGGTTGGCGAGAAATACAAGGCGATGATGTCGGGTCTGTCCGGCGCCATGGGCAACATCATGGCCTCGCTGGAACGGATGTCGATTGCCATATCTGACGCTGTCGCACCTGCCTTGGCTTCCGTCATTCCGTTTGTGGAAGGGCTGGCCCGCAGCCTTGTGGATTTCGTCACGAACAACAAAGAAGCGGTGGCCCAGTTTGCCAAGCTGGCGGTGGCGACGATTGCCGTTGGCGGCGTGCTGACAGGTCTAGGCTTGTCACTTCAAGTGGCCAGTTTTGCATTCGGCGGCATTCTCAAAGCGTGCAGCATTGTGGCGGCTCCGCTAAACGCTGTTGCCAGCCTTGCCATGTTTATCGGCACGTCTTTTTACAACGCGATTGCTGGCGTCGTTGCCTTTTCAGCGCAGTCCGTAGCGTCTGCCGTTGCCACTGGCGCTGCGTGGGCAGTAGCCAATGCGCCGCTGCTTGCCATGATTGGCCTACTGGGAGCCGTTGCGGCAGTAGCCATCACGGCAGCGGGCGGATTCTCTGGGATCGCATCGGCCATCGGCAGCGGGTTCAGCGCCGCAGTATCTGATGGAGCTGTCGTTCTGTCCGACTTGGCGTCAACCGCCACCACGACGTTTAACGGCATCTACGAAGCGATTGCAGATGGCGACCTAGCTGGCGCCATGGACATCCTCTGGGCAGGGCTTGTTGCCGGTTGGCTGCGTGGCGTGGAAGCAATCATGTCCTACGTTGACCCGTGGACAACGGCGTTTCAAGACGTGTTCGGACGCATCGGGTCTGAAATCTACATCATCTGGGACAAACTCTACACCGATTCCGCTGCGATTCTCAACACGATGGGGGCATGGATAACTGGGTTCTTCGACAACATCGCCAACGGAATTATGGCGACGTTCGACAATCTAGTTGCCGCCATTCAGATTGCATGGACACGGGTTCAAGGATTCATCACGGGAGCCAAGGACACGGAAGAGCGAGTGCAGGCGATCAAGGATGAAAACGCCGCAAGGGCTGAACAGCGGATGCAAGAGCGGCCCGGCATTGAGGGGCGCACGGCAGAGGCGGCTAGACAAAATGCTGACGCAGAAAATCAGCGAAAGGACCGAGAACGTGCCGTTGTTGAAGGCGCGGCGGCTGATCGGGAGGCGCGGCAGGCAGAAAACAGACGGCGTTCCGATCAGCGCAGGGCAGACACGCAGGCGGCTGAATCAACGGTAGCCGGCAAAGGAAAAGGCAAGCGTGAGGCACGCGCACGAAACGATCAGTTTGCGCGCCTGCTGTCGGACATCGAGGGCGCTTCATCCATTGATCAGCTGCGCGACCTCTATGGTGAGTTTGACGCACTATCCGCCAATGGTCGGTTGTCTTCCGTACAGTCCAGCACAATTGAAGCGGCACTTGATGATGCCCAAGAGCGGATCACGAAAAACCTTGTCAATGCTCAATCGGCTTCGGCGCAGTCTTCGGCGCAGGCCGGTGCTGATGCAGCTGGCCAAGATGCCGCCAGAAGCAAATCGGAAGTGGCCGGCACGTTCTCGTCCATGGCCCTTGGCGGCATGGGCTTTGGTAGCAGCCTTGCGGAGCGGACGCTCAAGGCTGCGGAACGCACGGCGGCAGCTACGGAACAAATCGCAGCGGAGGGCGGCCCGCGGGCCGCTGAGTAATGTCACTGACGTGGGTTGAAGACGGCGACAGCCGATCCGCAACCATTTATCGCCTTGGCAAGAAGTCCACGGCGACGATGCAGCGTAGCTACAAAGTCTTCGGCACCACCGATGACGTTGTGTTGCACGCCGACTGCAACCAGCGGATTTCAACGCTGCTGCCGTACTGGCAATATCCAGGCACCAGCGTCAACCTGCGAGCCGAAAGCTATTCCGTTTCGTACCTAGGCGACGAGGCGTGGCAGGTAACGATTCAGTACGAAAAGATGGGGGCGGACGATGACACCCAGAAAGATCCTCTCAAGCGGTCGAGATCGTTTGACACTTCCGGCGGAACGCAGCACATCACGCAGTGCCAAGCGATCGGTGCCGGTGCGACTCTAGACTTTGAAAAGCGTTTTCCGTCTGGCGCAACCAACATGTCTGGCGCCATCGGCGTTGACGATTCCAGCGTTGCCGGCGTGGATATTGTCGTTCCGCAGTTGACGTGGACGGAAAACTATGACGTTCCACATGCGTACGTCACGTCTGCATACATCAAGACTGTTGCCGGCCTCACCGGCACCGTGAACAACGCTGCGTTCCGCACATTCGCAATAGGCGAAGTACTGTTTATGGGCTGCAGCGGCTCGCATGAATGGGATGAGGAAAAGGGGCATGGCCCGTGGTCGTTATCGTTCAAATTCGTGGCTTCACCAAACGCTGGCGCAGGGCAGACGATGCCAGCCATAACGATTGGAAACATCAGCGGCATAACAAAGAACGGCCACGAATACTTGTGGGTTCGCTATGAATCTAAGGTAGATAGCAATGCGTTGCTGCAGCATCCAAAGGCCGTCTACGTCAACAAAATCTATCGGGAAGCCAATTTCTCCGACCTAGGCATTGGCACGACCTAATGGCAGGCGACAACTACCGAATCGAAAAGGGCCAGCGTCTGTCCTCGGCCGTGTCTGCACGGGCGTGGAACCGGGCGCAGGATGCCGCCGACGTTGTGCTTGGGTCTGTCACTGGCTTTGATGCGGGGGACAGCACGCCTGGTGCTCGAGCGGCGAACATCATCCTCCTACGGAACGACGCTGGCATTGTCGTGCCGCAATTTGGCGTCCTGCGTATTGGATCGCCAATCGTTCTGGGTGATCCAGAGAAGCCGTCGCAGTTCGGGCAGAACATGGTGCTAACCGGATTGATGCCTGACGGACTGTCGCCGTTCGCGGTTGCCATGGAGCCGATTGAAGTTGGCAAGATCGGGCAATGTGCGATCGGCGGAAGATTTGCCTGCAAAGTTAAGGTTGTCACTGCTGGCCACAAATACGCACGCTCAAGGAACAACGACGTAACGCAGCTGATCAGCACGGCGTGCGGCCCATTGCGGCTTGTGTGGTCGCAGGGTGTGGGTGACGACAAGTTCGCCGCTGGTGTTATGTGACTTGCACGTGCTGCGTATGCGCCGGGCTTCCGCTCACTCGTGGATTTGGCGGGCCTGTTTGGCTCAACGGCAGCGATCAAAACCTAGACTTCACCACAACAAAACTGGTGACGTGGGCTGACGCTGGGGGCTCACTCCACAACGTTGTTGACGGCCACGGCCCTATTGAAATGCAGGGCCAGCCCGGCTGGGATTCTTTTGTTGACGGCCGCTGGCTGTCAGGGTCTTCAGTCACGTTCACGAAACTGGACGGGCCTGGCCTATCGCTGGGAACGTTTCTGTTTCCGAGCGTGTGGACGATTGATTACCCAGACAACGAAACACTATCGGCACTCCCGAAATCTGGTTCCGTTACGGCGTCGCTCTACGGCGTGTCGCTGGCGCTGTCCTACTCGCTGACGCTTAATCAACTAGATGCCTCTGTCAGCAATGCCGTCTACGTTGACAAGAGCGACAATGGCGACCCGCCGTTCACAGCGTCAGCGGTTATTGGCCAGCAAATCCAGTCACGCACGTTTACGCCAGCCGTCACCTTGCCGTCAGTCCTTGATATGTCTGCCAGTGTTGTTTCCAGCGATGGAACATCGCTGGAGGAATTCACGGAAAGGCCGCTTGATGGATTGAAGGATTTGCTGTGCTGGCGAGAGGTGTTCCCTGGCACTGATCAAGCCAAATGGAACCTGCAGCAGCAGCAACTTGGTGGCGCTGACCAATCGCCACCGATCACGTCTGGCTACACGATTTCCCACACGCTTGAATTCAATGGGGAACAAAGGCTGTTGTTGCCGGAAGGCGGCGGACCGCGCCCAGCGTGGCCGTATCCAGCGTCGCTGTCGTTTGTCTGCAGCGGTCAGCCAACAGACGAGGCACTGCCAACGTCTGGGTTCTGGACGGCGGCTGTGTTTCGTCCGACGCATTTGAACTGGGCTCGGCAGACGCACATTGACTACGACGTAACCGGACCAACAGGAACCGTCAGCCCGTACATCAAGGGGCGATTGGTAGGCATTGACCGTGGAAACACTGCCTACCAAGACGCCGGATCGGGAATGCTTTATTCGCTTTCGTGCAATGGCGTTGAGACGCTACCGCCAACCCAAGCACCGACCAGGCAGCAACTGTTTGACGCGACCAGCGGCGAGGGATCGTACTTGGTAACAGTCACGCCGACTGGTTCTTACGGTTATCCAAGCACTGCAATTCCGACAAACAAGGATTTTTTTAGCTTCGTCATTGACAGGAAAAAGCCTGTCGTCGGATTTGCTCCCTTGGATGACATCTTTGCTCTCGGCGTCGTTCCTAATAGCGTCCTTACGTCCACAAAACCGCTGGCGGCTCCAAACTGCCCAGACGAAGAATCAGCCGACGGCTTTTTGCCTAGGCCATTGTTTTTTGACGGCGTCAATAACTTCTTGAAGCAGGATGGCGTCAACGCCACTACTCTTGGCGCAACGCCCGGCACTTACACGCTCCAAGCGTTTTCTGTTTCCCAGTGCCATGATTTTTCCGGCAACAATCCAGACCAATCGTTTTCGCAGTCATGGACGGTCCATGCCAAGCACGCAAACCACCGGCCGGAAAGTCAGGTTGGCGGGCACTCCTACTACGGCGCCGTCCCAGCAATTGAGCAGCCTGGCCTGTTGACGCGCGAGTATTACCGCGCACGGTTGCAGTCAGAACAAATCACGTCGCTTAAGCTGACATTTGATCGTCCGGTGGACGCCAGCACCGTGGACGCTTCGCAGGTAACGCTGCGGGCCAACGGCGTGCCAGTTGGCGGATGCACGATAGAGCAAGTTGACGCAACGACGCGCAACTGGCGTATCAACATTCCAGCAGGAGTTCAGAATTCGGCCACGTTCCTAATGCTTGAATATGACCCATCCGGCAACGTGATGACGGCTGACGTATTCCCAGAGGTTCACTATCCAACGAAAGACGACTTTCCAACAGATCCGCAGCGGATGGCGGAACTGTTCCGATTAGTCTTTATTTCCGACAACGACAACAGACGTTATTCGGTTTCCGTCAATCCAGCCACTTTTGCGATTTCATACGTTGAGATAGCCGGCAACCCGCTGGACTGGAACGGCAATCCATATGACCCAGAGCCGTCTGTGATTGCGGCCAGAGCCAGCTGGCTTATGGCGGACACTGGCGGCTGGCCCCGCATGATTGACACCAGTTCCGTGCTGCGCGGATTCGTTGTTGGGCGTGCCGCAAGCATCGGCGCAAGTTCGTCAATCAATATGCAGCAGAACGACTTGGCAATTTCGTCAAGCGGTGATATTGGGATTGCGGCAGAGTCTTCGCCTGGGCCGTTCAATTTTTTAGGGGCAACCGCTTTGCCTCCTGTGCAGCCGCAGCAGGATTTTATCGACTTTGGATTGGTCGCCACGGCCGTGAACTACGAAGGCTTTGTGCCTCGGGTTCCTGTCGCCGGAGCGACAGGGCCATTTTCCTACTGGGGCCTCGGCACGACGATTGATCCCAGCCCGCCAGCGCTGGTGTCACAGTGCGCCGGGCCGAGCGAGGCGCAGTGGCACAGTTCAGCAATCGTCTGCGCGACAGAAATCACGGAAGTCACGGCTCGAATTGTGCTGCTGGATGAAGACGGAAACGAAATACAACCGCCGGACGACGTTGGCGGGGCGTACTTCCAAGGAAAAGTTTTGTTCCCTGGCGGGCCGCTTGACAACACCAACGCAATACCGGCGTGGACTGGTCCTGCACCTGGCGACTTCAACCACGTTGCGCGCGACCTGTTTCCGCGCATCATGTGCCTAGACAGCGAGCCGCCGCCGCCCGATATCAAGTTGGTTACCACCTTTCAAGCAGCTACGCTGTCGCAGAACGTGTGGGCCTGCGTCAATAGTGGTGGCGGCGCGGAAGTGGAAGCCGTTCCTGCGGCGACTAGAAACGCATTCTTTCTATCCGGCGACACATTCACGGAATCCAACCACTGGCTGGATGAGAGCCCGTATTTTCGGCTGCACTTCGACAGCGCGGAAAAAACGTTTGGTGATTCAGAGACGACCGAAGAACAGGCGAAAGACGGGCTGCGGTTTACCAAAGAGGAATTGCTGGTTGGTGGCCCGTTCCCGTTTGGAGAAACGGAACTGCAGCGGCGCATTCGCAGCGTGAAGTCTGCAACGTATTCGCTTGAAGGCGTCCAAGCAATGCTGTCCGTATGCCGGCAGGCGAAGACCTTTCCGGCGCTCAAGACGACGACGCTTGGTCCGCTTGTGTTGACGCTGTCATTTCGTGCGTGCATCAAAGCCGAAACGGAATACGAGGATTTCAGCGTCAAGCCTTCGGATCACGTGCGAGTGATGGGCGAAATAGATGGCTGGCCAAACGTCACACTGCAGGAAAACGTGACGTTCTCTGAAGCCATGGACTGGCTTATGGACAACAGAATTGCGTTGGATGCTGTAGCCAACACATGGAAAGTGCAGCCGTTTCGGTGGCTGATGTATTGCGAGAAAGACCAGTCTCTTGCCACTCGAACGCTAACTGAACGGGTACTCAGCGATTACGCCTACACCCACACGCTGACGCCTGACCAAGAAGTGGCACTAGCCAACGGCGATGAAATCACGATGCCGCTTGGTGGCGTGGATGGTGCGTACAGCGTCAAACTAAAGCGGAGCTAGCCGGCACATGGCACGGAAGCGACGCACCGTATACGTGGGCGATCAACGCTGGAAGATTGAGCGCGTGCGGCTGCGTCACGATGACGGGCAGTGCAACTACACGACCAAAACTATCCGCATT